ATCGTGCCCCATTTGATGGTCAAAGTAATGCACAACGTGCTGGCGATAGATGTCAATTTCATTATCTTCTACTGGTGGAATTTCTGAATTTTCAATCATGCTAATATACCTTTAAATGATGATAGTTTTTTATTGCTAGCTACCACAGCGGATGCAACCCAATGGCTCATCCAAAATAAAGCCCACATAGTCCACAGCGTTAAAATGCGATGACCTTTCCTGTGAGGTATATGGTCAATAAAACGACTAATAGGCTTGCCAATAGCCATAAGAACCCGACCACGCAAGTTATCAACAGAACGAGCGCCCATGAGATATGCCATGTGTTCAGACCAAGGAATTCCGATACGCAATGCCATTTTTGTAATAGCTTCTTTTTGAGCTGCAGCACGATGTTCTTTCTTTATCCATAGGAAACAATCTGGACCTTTACCATCCATCCAAGCTGTTACAGTTCTAGCCCAACGTATATATCCTCTATATACTCTTCTGTCGTTTTTACGCAGCATTCTACCATAGGCTTGGTCAGCTACCCAGACGTTAGGGTCCATATAGCCTTGTTCATTTAACTTGGCACAAATAATCTTAGAGCAGTTACAAGCGCAGTTACAGTTATAAGATACAGGACCTGTTTGGCAGTTATAGGTACAAGCCGTGCAGTTGTTGCCGGTCTGTAGATATGGTCTAGATTGGCAGTTTACGCAGTCTACGGTTCCAGCGATGTAGCAGTTAGTACATTGGATATTGCCGCAGTTACAGTTAGATGTGCAGTTACCGTTAGAGCAATTACCCTGAGCAGTATTCTGGTAGTAAGTTAACCCATAGAAGGCAGTAAGGCTTGGGGTAGAAACAGGAGTTAGCAATAAGCCATTAAGAAAAGACAAGCTATCTGTATATGTTGATGGCTGCCCAATCTCTGTACTAATTTGACTGATTGATATTGTCCCTGAGCTTGGTAATGTCATGCTGCTACCCTCGATTTTCCATAGATTTCTACGTCGTCAATTTTGCCAACTACTTCGCTGACTACCTTGATAGGAATAATCTTTTTAATTGGCGTTTCTTCATGTTTAAATATTGTGCCAAATACATCTTGGCGGTCTAAGGGTAAACCCTCAGCTTTAATTAGTGTGGGTATATACCCAGTCATTTTGTATATAGATAGGGCAAATAAGGCAACATTATCAGAGTATGCATTAGCGCAAGAGATTTTCCAAAATTTGTTATCGAGGAACATACAAGCTCCTTTGCACAAATGTAAGACAGGACAAGAGGAACATTCAGCACGATTACTCCAATGTGTAGAAGTTTTAATAGCTACATCCTCATAGGCATCTAAGTTGCCACCTAAATGGGATTCTCCGTTTTTACTTGTTTCTACAGCAGATACGTTTTGACAGGTAAGAACATTGCCATGCATATCTACAGCCAATACGTGTTCGTCATCCATACCGCATTTCTGACCTAAATAGGCCGAATTAGACTGAGATAGCACCGCATTGGTGAACTGGTTAATCTTATCTAACTGCATCTTAAATGCAATGTTGCCGTCTGTAGCAAAGATATCTGTAAAGGCTGTACGGCGAAATGTAAAGTGTTCTTGCTTGGATTGTAAAGAATTAGTTATGCCATCTTCATCGTAAGCATCCACAATCCCACCTTCACCTAGCGAGATATTAGGATCCCCAGTAAGTTCACGGAACCAGTCGGATATGGCTTTGCGGCTCTGGTTGTTTTTAGATAGCATCGAGTTAAAGCTAATGCCTTTGTTAAGGCGGGTCATCATGCGATAGAATCCTAGGATTAACTCTTTCTTTTCTGGGTCATCGAATGGGTCTGGACCTCTAACTGCTTGCCCTGGACCATCGTGTGAAATAGATACAGAAAAGTCTAGCATCATTAGCCAGTCAATAATCTCTTCAGTCAGGATAGAGCCATTAGTAATAATAGAGAACTTGGCATAGGGGATTTTCTCCCTGATAGCTTCTGCCAACGGCTTTAGGGTTTTCCAGTAGACAAGTGGCTCGCCACCCCAGAACTCCACTTTAAGCCCATGCTGCTCATTAAACTCTAGAACCTCAAGCTTTTGTAGAAACGTTGCTACATCTTTGAATGAGGTAGATTCTGGTCTTTCCACAAATTTCTGGGAGCAATAATCGCACGAATAGTTACAGCCCAAGCCTAGCTGGATTTTAAGCAGCTGAATATGTTTGGACTTCTTTAACGGATGGTCTTTATCAAAAGCAGTATACGGCTGATGTGCATGTTGCTGGGCTTGGTCCCCATCTGGGTATTTAAACTCAATCCCATCCTCACTCTTGAGGACGTTTGTCATATTGTCGTAGAAAAAGACTTTTTTATCGTTTGCGTTCTTTTCTGCGTGTATTTCAAATAGCATTATGGGCTTCCGTATGCGGTTACGTTGCCGGTACAAGTGAAGTTACCGGATGAATCTAAAGACCCAACGTTGGTACCGTTGTAGTTAAAATATAGTTTAGTCCCTGATGGGGTAACGCTCCAGCCACCAGAGTTAGCAATGTTTTTAGCGCTGGCAACAGATGTAATGGCGTTGATTTGGTTGTTTACAAAAGCGGTATTGGCTGCCTTAGTTGAGCTATCGCCAGTTGACTGAGTTGGTACAGTTGTGGTGCTATTAAAGGTTGCAGTGCCGTTAAAGGTTGCAGTTCCTGTAGTTGTTGTAGTGCCAGTAAAAGTTGAGTTACCAGTAACCCCTAAAGAGCCACCCACTGTTTCATTACCAGTTACAGCCCAGCTACCAGCAGTTCCAGTATTACCACTATAAAAATTAATGCCATCACAATATACCGTTGCAGTAACTCCGTTAGGGATTGTTACAGTTGAGCCAGTAGTACCACCAATAGTGATTGAATAGCCACCAGTAGTATTATTAAATATGATGTATTGCTTATTAACTAGTGGGGCAATGACCTGATAAATAGCGCTGTTTGTGCCTTGAATAACTAAAACTGGGTTACGAGCCTCGTCTAGGGTACCGTTGTAATTTGACAACGAATAGTTGGCATTGGTCATTGTGATGTATTGAACACCAGTAATAGCCTGTTCTAGCAATGCACCTAAGTTATTATTAGTCGTGTTTCCCCATACTCCAGACTGGTCTCCACTACCGATTAGTTCGAGTTTTAATGATGTTGAGTATGTACTTGACATAGCGTTCCTTTATTACTGCGTATCGTTTATTACAGTCCAGTTGGGGCTTTGATCGTCATGGATATCCGCCCAAGTCGTTGTTTGTGAATCGTTAATTGTATTCCACGTAATAGTATCATTATCGTTGATTTGGAACCAGCCGGTAACGGCATTAAGGTCTAAAAATATGAAGTTTTCCAGCCTACTTACAGCAAATTGGGCTGTAATTGTTGGGGTATCAGCCAGTTTGAAGTTCTCAGATATGGATTCCAAAAAAGTAGATTGCTGGGTGCTTGAGTCAGCAAACCTAAAGTCTTCATTAATATCCTCATAAAAGACAGACTGCTGGGTGCTGGAATCGGCAAAAGTAAAGTTTTCAGTACGTGATTGCAGGAATGTCGAACGCTGGGTGCTGGAATCAGCAAAATTATCCCCCTCGCTAATAACAAACTGGAATAAGTTTTGCTCGCTAAATAAGTCGTTAAAAATAAACGGTTCGGTAATAGACTGAAGGAAATCGTGGCGGGAAGTTGGGGTATCCGCTAAATTAAAGTTTTCAGCCCTAGATGTGGCAAAGTCCGCCCTAATAGTTGGGGTATCGGCTAGGGTAAAGTTTTCGGTTGCTGAAGTAGCAAATTGGGCGCTAATAGAGCGCTGGTCATCAAAACTAACTGGCTCGCTAATAGATGTTGAAAACTGGGCGCTAATAGCAATTACATCGGCAAAGCTAAAGTTTTCGCTAATAGACTCTAAAAGTGCAAAGGTATTGGTGTTTGAATCCGCCCATATAGCGTCTTCAGTAATTGATGTTGCAAACTGAGCATTGATTGTTGCTGAGTCCGCAAAGTTTACATTCTCCGAAGGGAAAAATACAAAAGCATTTCCGCCTAGTGCTGCAAATGGAGATTGTGCAAACGATGCGTACCCAAACATGTTACTTAATTTCTAATGGCTCAACTGTCTGAGCTGGTGGGGCATCTTCCAAAGACTTTTTCAACATGTCCATAAAAGCCTGTTTGCCAATGAGAAGCTGATCTAAATTAAACTTAGCCGAATCAATCTTGCGGTCTAAGTCAAAACAATGGTTGCACATTGTCTGCTGTTCTTTAGAAAAGTCTTCAAACACATACTCTTTACCGTCAATAGTAATAGGGGTCTTTTTATCTTGTCCCATACTAATCTCCTTAAAATGCCACCAAAATGGGCTGGTGGCTTACCCTAAAATTGCTTTTAAATCGTCTGCGGTTAAACCAAGTTTAGCCAACTTAGCCTCGGCTGCTGCTTTTGCTGCTGATGCAGCTTGTTCTTCACTTTGTACACGAGCATCTTCGATGGCCTGCAAACGAACCATTTCTGCCTGAATTTCTTCTTCTGTTGGTTTTTGTACAGAGTCATCACCCCAAATAATATTTGCATAATCGCCTTGGGCCATACTCCAATAAACATTAGGGCATAAAGATTTTAAAGCTGTTTCAAAAGTAATAATCATCCTGCAATCTCCATAGCTGTAATATTACTAGCACTTAATGCTGAGAAAACTGAACCAGAGGATTGACCGCCACTATTATTTAAAACAAAACTAGAACTGTTCTCATTAGTTACATACACTTGGTAAGTAATAGCAGAAGTTGTAGCTGGTGAATCTACATAATGCCAACTAAAGTTATTTTGGCTATTTGCATCTAGTGAAGCACGTTGTTCACCCACAGATGCAGTGTTATATCCAGAACCAGAACTTGCACCGACAATAGTTCCACTTCTGCGTAATTGCAATGCAAACAATGCACTATAACTAGGTGAAGAACCGCATCCTTGAATAATAATTAATATTTTGCTGGATGTAGAGCTTGGTGTAATAGATACACTAAACCCAGAAATTGCGTAAAAAGTGCCAGGATTACCGCCTGAAGGAATGGAAGTTGTAACAGTGCCAGTGACGTTTGTAGAAACAACCTGCAAAATTCCACCAGTCTGGTTAACCATTGGTCTGCCAGATGAATTAATAATTGCACCACCAGCCGTTTTAATTGTTATATTGCCAGATGTGCCACCAATTGTATTAGTTTCTGTATATGTGCCAGTATTATCATATGCTGAAGTCATACCTATAGATAAAGCATAACCAGATGATGTTTTTGCAGAAACAAGACGCATGATTGCGTCCGCACCATATGCTATGTAGCCCCAATTGCTTGAGTCCAAATAAGCTGTAATTCTTTGTTGTGTATATGGAGAGCCATTTGCCCCTGACGCATTTCTGATAACTCCATTCACATCTAATAAATAAGACGGGCTAGTTGTACCAATGCCTACGTTACCAACAGAATTAATTGTCACCCTTGTTGTGTTGTTTGTACCAAAAAACATTGGGTGGTTAGATGTTGCATATAAAGCAATTCCTCCTAAACCACTAGAGTAAAGAACACCATTAATTGTTCCATCTGTAATAGATAATCCAGAATTTGTTGTATCTGATGTTACTGCAATAACAGAAGCTGCTCCAGTTTTTGTAACTTGAAGCCTAGCACCGCTAGAAGTTGCACCAATACCTACGTTAGTACCATCCCAAACAAAGTTAGCCGAACCACCAAATGAGCCGCTATTATTAAATTGAACCTGTGTATTTGAACCACCAGGAGTCGTTGCTGGCACGGCAGCATATTGCAAACCAGTACCATTAGACTGTAAGAAATAACCAGAAGTACCAACTGTAGACAAGCCTGTACCACCGCCAGCAATCTGCAATACACCTGAAGAGTTTATCTGTGAGCTTTCAATAGCTACGTTATTGGCTTGTGTCATTTGTTATACCTGTGGTAATTCTATAGCTATTAGTTCATCTGTTGTATTACACGCAGCAATAGCCGCTCTGTCGGCAGTAAGTTTTGCAAGCCATGCAGTATCGTCTGGGGTATTGGTAAGGCCAGATAAAGTATTAAGTTGCCGTTTTTGGGCTACTTGGAGAGCAAAAAAATTATATTTGTTTAGTTGATGTTCTCTTGCTTTTACGATATTAACTGTTATATTCCCAACGCTATCCATTTCCCAAGCATCAAAAAATTGCTGGTTTACGCCTTGTGGCAAAGTAGAGTCATCTACAATAATAGATCCTTCAGGGGTATCTTTTGCTTTAATCCATTCAATACCGTGGCTTGCTAATACTTCATCTGTTGGAGTACATACATGTACATTACCATCTGGACCTTCATAAATAATTACTTGAGCCATTTTATCCTCTAATTATGGGTGAAATACTACAAAACAAACTTGGCACGAATTTTGAAAAACGTTTGAATAACCGTTTCCTAAAAATGCTTGAGTCGTTGTTTGGTTAACACCTGTGGTAGTACCTGTTACTACAATACCATTCATATCATAGTTAGAGTCACCTTTGTTAGCAGTAGCAACGATAATATAATTTGAATCAGCAAAAGCCGTAGCCCAGTTAATTGTATTTCTACCCGTGTTAGTTTGAGTAACCGAACTTACGTTAAAAGTATTATAAGTTACGGCAGAACCAGATTGATTATTAATAAACCCATAAGCTTTAGCAACAGTTTTATTTGAAATTGTACCTGCAACTGATAAGTTTCCAGAGGTATCCAATCCCATATTATTTGTTACGGAGCCAGTACCATCCATAGCACTCGAAGTGCCAAAATATAATGTGGAACCAGACCCTGTTTTTGCATAAATAATACGCATTGAAGCATCAGCACCATACGCTAAATAGCCCCAGTTACCAACATCGACACTAGAACCCCCATAAACAATAATGCGTGACTGTGTATATGGACTTGCATCAGCAGCTGCTTTGTTTCTAATTAATCCTAATGCCCCAGATGTAGTTGTTTGAGAACTAGTAGAACCAACATCTAGTGGGTAAGATGGGCTAGTATTACCAATACCTATATAACCATTTGTATGAACCCGCATGTATTCAGAAGAAGCTAAACCAAACGCTAATGCTGTTGCCGTTGAATTCCACTGGGAAGCAAGTAAAGTTCTAAAGTTTGAAGGTTGATTTGAAATAGTCATGCCTGTATTATTGGAGTCATAAGAAGCAAAATAATGACTGGTATTTCCAGACCCACCAACAGATTGAAAAGTTCCGCCAATAACACTTGGCCCAATATAAAAACTAGTTGACACATGCCCAGTACCAGAAATATCTAATGAATATGCTGGACTTGTTGTACCAATACCTACGTTACCAGTAGATGATATATACAAATCTACCGTTGAAGAACGACTAATTGCTAATGCTGTACTTGCTGGCCTCCACCATACAGAACCATAATTCCCAGCGGTTCCAAAACCAGATGCTGTTGAACTATCGTTACCAATATAATAAGTTCCATTGGCATTAACAAAAGACACATAAGCTTGTGATGTTGTGGTAGCTGGTTGAATTGATATAGAAGGATATGTAGTAGTAATTGCCCCGCTTACACCTAAACTTCCAGTAATTGATAAAGCAGTGCCACTCCAAGTTAAATTTGATGAGCCACCAAACGCACCGCTGTTATTAAACTGAACCTGTGTATTTGAACCACCTGGATTGGTGGCGGGAACAGCAGCATACTGAAGACCAGTACCAGTAGATTGCAAAAAGTATCCACTAGTACCTACTGTACTAAGTCCTGTACCTCCTACGTCAATCGATGCTACTGTCTGTGCCATGTTATACCTTTGGAGCTAACTGATTTGCTTCTTGTTGTGCTTTATATGCTGCAATTACTTCGGGTGTCCAAACTGCATTAGCAATAGCCACTACTTTATCA